ACAAAGTTTTGTCCTCCACCGGTAAGCATTCTAGGATCGTATGAAGTTGCCTGGTTGCCTCGCATAGCATAACTACCAAGGGATTGTGCCTGGTTTCTGCTGTCCCGAAGTACATCTCGCAAATAATCCTCGCGGCTCATCGCTTGGGCGGCAATGCCCACATTGTCAGTACCTCTGCCTCGTGAGGTAAGAGATTCAAGCGCTGATTGATCTGCTCTGCGTCTCATCTCAGGAGATAGGTCGGTCATCTGACTCTCGCGGTACGCATCGGCGGCCATCTTGTTGGCTTGCTCAACTCGTGCTTGCATGAGTGGATCGGATGAGCGGACCGCTTGGGTCATATCCGCACCGAATCGGTTCATTAGGGAGATATCAGACCCCGCCTGACGCTCGGCCATTTGTGCGCCGAACTCCTGTGAACGCATGGCTTGATTTTCGGCAAGCTGTGCCATTGGGTCAGCGGCACGGCGAGCAAGGCTCATCTGCAAGTCCTGATACTGCGGATCGTAACGCTGGCGATTAGCGAGCAATTTGTTTTGCAAGGCGGGGTCGGACATCGCATTTACATAATCGCGAGCAGATTTTCCTACATCAAACTTTTCTAAGGCTGGTGCATCCTTCCCCCCGCCAAATAATTTCTGTATGAAATATGATTTTACGCCTGAAGAGTTTACAGGTACACCCGCCCCGCCCTTCTTCTTTAGCAGTTTTGCTTCATTATCATTAATATAGGCAATCTCCTCACCTTTCGGTGCGGCCATATTAAGAAGGGTAGCCGCTTGCTTGAGAGGATCTTCGGGTGCATACGATACAATACCTTCAGGTGTCATTTTGCCCGATGCTCCTGATCGCATAAGCATCTCTCTTTCGATGGGATTTATATATGCAAGAGATTCTCCCGCTGGTCCTTTAGACTCAAGATATTTAATGACATCGTCCTGCGATACATTTTGATTAAATGCACTAGGGTTGCTGTCAGGGAAATAAGTGGGGTTTTTCTCTTTTGCATAATTCGTAGGGTTCTTCATGTATGCAGAATCACCTGGATCTTTCATCCTGCTATAATCTATATCCCCCAAGAATGCATGTCTTTGCATATGCATTCTTTTCTCTGCCTCCTGGGCAATCTCTTCTTCAGATGGTCCCATGCCCACCAATCTTTTAAGTGCGTCTAGTGATTCCATATCGATTAAGTTTTGATGATGTAATTTAAAATGATGGTGGGCTGGACATTGTTGTGGGCATCATCAAGTCCTTGACTTGTTACACTACCACCATTGTTGTGTGGATGCGTTCTTCCTCCACCCCCTGAGACATCAGATATATGATTTGTTCCGACTGTCCCACCTCCGTGATCGTGTGCCGGCATCTGAGAAATTGTAAGGGTGTGAGTTTCAGAACCACCCGTGTTCCCTAATATGTCTCCATCTATTCCGTTTATAGTGGATGATGGATTAGTTAATCGATCAGCAGATGTGCCTCCCATGTCGTCCTGACCAGCAATGACTCGTCCTCGAAGGTCGGGTATGTTAAAAGTGGTTGAACCATTTCCTACGCCGTAGGTTGTTCCTAATGCCAAAAAAAGCGGCGTACTAACTCCAGGTGATATTTCTCTATTATATTCAGAGCCATCACAATATAACCAATCGCCCGCAACCCCAGGTAAAGATATACCAGCATAAGAGAGAACTGTCCCTGTCGGCATAAGTACACTTACCGCCGCACTATCGAGCTTGGCCGCTGTAACCGAGTTGTCCTTTATGTGATCTGTACCGACTGCTCGATTATTATCATCTAAAGGATCGCTTGCTAATTCGTTTGAGCCTATCCCATTGCTTGGTACTTTGAGTTTACCTGTGCCTGTATCTTTAACGATGGTTGACTCATCTGCCGGATCATCGAAGGTCGCGAGATCCACAATGTCTTGCAGTTTTTGCGCGGTTACTTGATCGCCTGATGCGAAGGTTTGTCCTCGTGATAATATTGCCATAATTAATGTCCTCTATGAAATGGATGTGGTTGATCGGTTGGTGATTCTTGCGTCTACTTTAACCGCCCGAATGTAGGGTCTGCCCAAAGATGGTTGGATGTCTGCCTGTACACCAAACCCGCGTTTGTTGATGCGGGTACGAAGAGATGCCTCTTCGGAGTCCGGCAAGGTGCTTCCTAGCAAAGATGAAAAGCTGACAGTGTTAGAAGTGGAGTCAGGATCTTCGGTGATGAATTGAATATCTGCGTTGGTTTGCGAACCGGTATTACTTTTCACATGAATCTCGGATCGGCTGAATACTTTGCGATCAATCGCATCGGCATCGAATTGGCGAGTGGTTAGCTGACTAATCACAGGAATGGTTTCGGAGGATGCCTGACCAGGTGTAACTGATACAACATCTCCACCTTCCACCGCATCCACCTTATGCACCCCGCCCTCTTCGGTGGTGATATAGAGTGCATTCTGTGCGCCTTCACGAGCTACGATTAATTCACGAATCGCAAAGTCTATAGAGTTTACCGAGTCTATGCTTTCAAACCCACCATTGATAAAGTTGTAGATAAGAATGGTGTTTAGCTTTCTGCCATTACCCGCACCAGGCTGAGAATCCAATGGAACTGCCAGCCAATATCTGTTATTAAAATACACACCGCATGATAGGTGGGCGTAGTCCTGATTTATGCGATCTATGTAGGGCTGTATAGTTTCGGATATGGGTGTGCCTGTTCCACGCAAGTGATACTGATCATAAAACTCGACCGAGTATATTCCTTGGTCGGATAGGAATAAAATCTTGTTGGCCACCTGGACGATTGATTTGCGGGCAGATGCACCGATCTCACTCGTAACAACATTGGTGGATACATCGGAAAGAGATCCACTCACGCCTGTGAGGAGGTGGATGGATTTTCGGTTAAATGCGACAATGCTGTCTTGCGTGAAAGGTTGGAGGCCAACTAGGTAATCACTCTTACCAGCAGATGCTCGGAACTGATTGCCGATAATATCGAATGTATCTGAATCAAAGATATCCGAGACCGCCAACTCATCCCTGATTTCTCGGTCCACAGGGATAGTATCTCCTGTATACCAATATGGAACCCATAATCTACGCTGGTGAAATTCACCCCACGGAGCGGCTGGCATATGCTCGTACCCTTTTCCGATAGCTAGTGCCTTACTTACGGTGAGTGATGCTCCGAGGGATACATTTGCGACCCCAAGGTTGAAGGTAAATCGATCATTCACATTGTCGCTATCCTCATCGGATACAGATGTGACTACAGCTTTTTGATTTACAAATAAATCGTAGGGGGATGCTCCAGCACGGATGGTAACCTCGTCACCTTTTTGGAGGTTATGCCCCGCCCCAATATCCATCGTGACCACACCATCGGTTGCTGAGGCAGTAGTGTCAGTAAAGTATTGTGGCGTAGTATATGCGCCATTACTTACCCTGGTAAAGTCCTCAAAGTATTCGACCTGTGCGCCACTTACATTGTAGTTGGCAACAGTTTGCGAGTCTGCCATCTCTACGGTGAAGGATGTGGAGGTGGGTGCAGTCTTTATCTGATAGCAGTTTTTAGGATCGTAAGTTGGCCAGCCTGTGAAGTTTGTGAGGGTGACAAAGTCACCTACTGATCGGCCATGATCTGCTGTGGTGTTTACAGTTATTACCTGACCACTTTGAGACGCTGAACTGACTGATCGATAAATAAGTTTTGGGGAGGCAGAAAGAGTGGTCTTGCGGGAACGAAAGATAAACATCTTATCAAACCCCTGTGCCATACCTACTGGGTTATCTACAGTCTCCCCACCCGCCTCGTATCGGCATTTAAAAAGTGCTGAGTCTTTTAAACGAATGATTACGCATAGGTTATTGGTGGCCGAGAATATATAGTCATCATTATTGGATGACGCATCGGAATATACTGCCGAACCATACACCGCATTTACACCTTCATCATTGATGATAAAGTTTAGTTTGGTCGCTATGGAATTTCCTATACTTGCGACCGAGGTTGCCCCTACACTATTTCCAGCAATAGTAAATGCTTCCTGTTCTCCTGAAGATCCATCTGAATAGGTGATCGTTTTGGTGGTGAAGTTGACTGAGGCTAATAAGAATGTACCATTTGGATCGGTAGCATTTGTGTAGCCTAAGCCTTCGATGGTTATGTTTTCACCAGGTATAAATGCAAGACTTGGAATATCGTCTAATACAAGGGTGACATTTCCGCTATTATCGCGCTGTCCGGCAGTTA